CGCGCTCCCACGTTGAAAGTCACTGCGCCAGGAGTCGAAATTGTGGCAGGCGTCTGATTACAAATCTTATAGTTTAGATAGCCTGAAGTAGGCCATGGATCTAGAATCAACCCTCCTGTGCTGCCCCAGCCAGCCGCGCTTGCAGTGTCGGCACTTGCAGATATAGTAAATGTCATAGCAGTTGTTACTCCTGTCATAGCAACCTGTACCGTTGAGTTGCAGGTATTCGCCGCTACGGACGATGTACTGGTTGTGAAAGTCGTATTGGCAACCGGATAGGCTGCACCAGCCGGAGGCCCAACGCATGTCGTAGTCGTTCCGTTCAGACGACAGTAGATGGTAACCACCGCGCTCGCCGTCGAAGGAATGACCGGAGCACTCCCACCAACCCAGGTGACGCCCACGCCGCTTATCTGGCCGCTGTAGGGAGTTGTGGCGCTCTGGATGATCTTGACTGTGATGGGAAGCATCGCCGCAGGACTGGGCTGAGTGAATGTGATAGCACACGTATCTGCGTTGGTGAGCTGGATGATCGGGCTGTTGTCTAGTCCCAGCGTGGTCGCCGTCGTGCAGGTTACGGGAGCAAGCTCTGGCGCGAGAGTGAATGATCCCGTTGCGGATAGTGTGGTAGCCGCGATCGCTGCTGGCGTCGTGACTCCGAGGGGCGTCCCATTGATCGTTCCGCCCGTGATGGCCACTGAAGCGGGGTTGTACGGGCTGGCCACCGCGATGACTCCCGCTGCGTTGCTGATGGTCGTGCCGTCTGGCTTGACACCGCCCAGCACCGTTGAGGTTGCCGTGGGGAGGGTGTAGGATGAGCCGTTTGCCAGCACGAATGCGTCCGTGGCGATCTTGGTGGTGTTGTCTCCAACCGTCTGCGTCGTGGCTGTGGTGCCGTTCGGAAGTGCTGGTGTGCCACTCAAGTTCGCCGCCGTACCATTCAGAGCCGCCGTGATTGTTCCCGCGCTGAAGTTGCCGCTGCCGTCGCGCTCTACAACAGTCGAGGCTGTGTTCGCTGTCGCATATGCGATTGACGATGTAACCGTAGTTGCTGAGGCCGCAACAGGTAACTGGCCCGTCGTCATGCCGGAGATAGCCGCAGGGCCACTCGCTTGCGGCAAGTTCTGCACCAATGGAACCAGCACGCCGTTTGAACCGCTGCTCAGTTTCGTCACGTTGGCTGAGCCAGCGTTCGCAACCCAGACGTTGCCGAATTGATCCACGGCTACACCGACAGGGTTGGTGGCGACAGAGTAGGTGCCTAGCGTGGCCCCTGCGCTGCTCAGCTTGGTTACGTTGTCTGAGCTATTGCTCACAACCCAGACGTTGCCGGATTGATCCACGGCTACACCGACAGGGTTGGTGCCGCCCGAGTAGGTGCCTAGCGTGGCCCCTGCGCTGCTCAGCTTGGTTACGTTGTTTGAGCCATCGTTCACAACCCAGACGTTGCCGGATTGATCCACGGCTACACCGACAGGGTTGGTGCCGACCGAGTAGGTGCCTAGCGTGGCCCCTGCGCTGCTCAGCTTGGTTACGTTGTTTGAGCCAGCGTTCACTACCCAGACGTTGCCGGATTGATCCACGGCCACATCATACTGAGGGCCGCTGCCGACCGAGTAGGTGCCTAGCGTGGCTCCCGCGCTGCTCAGCTTGGTTACGTTGTTTGAGCCATTGTTCACTACCCAGACGTTGCCGGATTGATCCACGGCTACATACTGAGGGCTGGTGCCGACCGAGTAGGTGCCCAGTGTGTCCCCTGCGCTGCTCAGCTTGGTTACGTTGTTTGAGCCAGCGTTCACAACCCAGACGTTGCCGGATTGATCCACGGCTATACCGTTAGGGTTGGTGCCGACCGAGTAGGTGCCTAGCGTGGCCCCTGCGCTGCTCAGTTTGGTTACGTTGTTTGAGCCATTGTTCGCAACCCAGACGTTGCCGGATTGATCCACGGCTACACCGACAGGGATGGTGCCGACCGAGTAGGTGCCGAAGTTTATGCCGGAAGAAAGATTTACATTGGTGACGCCCACGCTGCCAGTCGCATCCCGCGCCACGATGGTCGATGCCGTATCCGCGCTGGTTGCGTCCGTAGCGATGGTCACAGGTGCCGATCCGTTGTAGGATATGCCCGTAAGATGCGTTGCGTCGATGGTCAGTGTCCCGCCGCCCCCTCCTCCACCCGTAGCGTTCACCGTCTGATCTGGCCACGTTCCCGATATCGTGACGTTCGTTCCTGCCACTAATCCCGGCGTTGCCGTTCCTGTTCCGCCGTTAGCAACGGCTACGATGCCCGTCACGTTCGCCGCTGTTCCAGTGGTATTCTGGTTCAACGTCGCCACTCGCGCCGCTGCTACCGTACCACTCGTGAGATTCGATGCGTTCGAAGCATACGCCTCCGCGTTGCTCTGCGCTGTCGCCGCCGCCCCAGAGACGTCAAAGTAGCTGGTGGCTTGGAAAGCCGCGCTTCCGAACGTGCCCCCAGCGACGGTCGTAAGGTCCGGCAGGCTGGTGGCGGTTGTCAAGGCGTAGCTTCCGGCGGCTTGCTTGCCGTTGAGTTGCGTTTGGACGCTGCTAGTGGGATCGAAGAAGCCCATTGTCGTGGGCGTCACACCGTCGATGGTGATTCCAGTCACGGTGCTTCCATAGGTCAGAACGTGTGCTGTGGCGGTGGAGAGCGCGAGCAGGCCTGCCGTCGGAGTTCCCGCCCCGTCCGTCACGGTCCCTGTCCCACCCGGCGCGCTGTTGCAGTTGAGCAGCGTTCCGACTGATGCGTAGGAGCACAAATCACCGTCGATGTAAGTTCCTTTGACCAGGCTGAGCAACGGTTGGTAGGTGCTGGCGGCGGTGGCGCTGAGCAGGTAGGGCGCGAGCGCGCTCGAGCTGATGTACCCCGCCGGATTGGTGACGTTGTAGGGGGTGAACCCGAGCGCGGCCTGTACCCCGGTGAGGAAGTTGAAGGGTATCGTATTCGAGGAACTGTAGCTCGTTCCCCATGCGGTGCCGCTAGAATTTGCGATGCCGGCAGACGGGTACACCATGGACCCGCCACCACCTACCGTGAACACCCACGCCGTTCCATTCCAGTTAGGGTAGCCAACCGCGAGGGTGGGGAGCGTATGCCCAAGAATGCCGACGACCGTCGTCGCGCCGCCCGTAGCTGTGCTGGTGGCATCGCCAGTGAGAGCCGTGAACGATCCAGCACTAGATACCGGAACCGGAACTCCGCTTTGACAGACGTACATCTGAGTATTCGGCCATCCCGCGAGGAACGCAGGCAACCCACCAGAGCACGTCGACGGCACCGTGGGATACAACACCAGGCCGCCATAGCTCGGATTCACCACCCATTGCCATGCCAAATTGTAGTAGGAGCAGGTGTAGACCGTCGTCGGGCTCGTGCCGGTATCCGTGTAGATTGCGCCCGGATTCGCTGATGTGCAATACGGAGGCGGAGGGGCCGTGCTTCCGCTTGTCTGCGCAAATGCACTGTGAGCAAAAAGGAGGAACGCAAATACGAGAAACAGTCGCTTCATATTGACCCCTTGGAATTTCTATCCCAAACTGCTGCTACGATCAAGACCGCAACTCCGCTCCAGAAGATGTAGCTCCATGCGGTGCTAAGACCGTGCAGTAATTGACCGAGTGTGATCGTCTTCACCATATCAATAGGTCTCCCACCAGAAACTCCCTGAGGTCGTCAAAGGATGGATATTTCCAGAACTCGTGATGCTGTAAAAATATCCGTTTGGGACCATGAAATTGAACCCAGAAGGATAGCCGTCAACGGTTGCGCCCCAGCTATCTGCAAACACTTGATCGGTAGGAGATGCTGTCCCAATATTGCAGAGCAATTCTCCCGTTCCGCTGCCGATTTGAACTCCGTTTCCACTCACAGTCATCTCTCCGCCTGTGGTGTTTTGGTAGGTCGAACCAAAGACACGCGATGAGGTAACGTTATGGGGAATCCTGAGCGAACTCGCTGCTGCCGTCACACGGCCCTTTGCATCCACTGTGATGTTCGCCGCAACATAGCTCCCCGCCGTCACACCGCTTGCCGCGAGGGTAGCTGCTGCACTTCCCGGCCCAGTCGCAGACACGTCGCCAGTCAGTGCCGTGATTCCGTTCGTGTCCACAGTGGCCCACCCAGCGCCGCCCGTGTCGGGGTCGGTAACGTTGTTGTCTACCGTGCTCACCCAATAGCCCGCACCGCTGGCCATGAGCACTCTACCACCCTGCGGATAGCCTCCGATCGCAGCCGAGAATGTCGCGTTGTAAGGGAAGCCACCGCCCGCGCACATCCATACATCCACGGCAGACATCTGAAACAATGCTCCATTCGTGTCTTGCATTGAAGGCGGTATGCCTCCAGACAAAAGCGGAATGTCGCAAAGAGGAGGAAAGCCAGTAGCCCATGAAGCCGCGCCTGGCGTCACACCTACCTGCGACGGAACAGGGATAGGGTTCGTCTTGCTGCCCGATGTTGCCCACGCTTCGACGATTTGTAGTGGTGCGTTTGCTCGAATCACAAGTCTCTCCTCAACTTACAGGATATGGATTACCGTCGCTCATAAAAGGTGCTTGCCCAAACGGTGCTGCTCCGTCAGTCATGCCCTTGAATCCAAACACTGGGAGCGCCGTCGTAACCATCCATCCGCCTACACCTGCTGGCCTCAGAAAGATACCGCTCTGCGTAATGATATCAATTTCAAATGGCTCCAGCGGATATTCAAACATATAACGAATTTCCATCTGCCCAAGATCGTTGACATACGTCCTGCCTCGCCCAGCCATCCACTCCAGCAGCAGCGTGTTGATCGAAGGAGACGATGCCCGCGAGATGTTGCTAAGCGCCTTGAGCAGAATCAACTGCAAGAACTGAGCGTCTGTGAGCACCGTGACCGGATTGGTGGGAATCGTTCTAGTAACCCCGACGATCCTTCCCCAGACGTTATCGAGAAAAACTCCATCTGCTGTGTCCACCTGCCATACGTGCGTGAGGAAGTTGTCCAGATCAGCGCCGGGGTCAACGGCCGCATTGAACGAATCGATGAGCGCAATGATGGTTGGGCTGGTCCCGTACTGCGAGATAACCGTCTGCATCCAGTTTGTCATTTAGATAGCGCTCACAGTCACGTTACTAGAATCCAGGGTTGGCTGCTGATCGATGCCCATTGTCACGTCGTAGAGCGTTGCAGGGCCCGAGAGTCCTACAAGAACGCTCACCAAGGACACGCCCGGAACCGCGGCGAAGATCGCTCCCGTATAACTGAGAGCCAGGATCAGTGAAGCGATGCCTGCGGGAGTATTCCCGTTCTGTCCGTTGAACTGCGCGAGAACCGCGTTCTGAATCAGCGTCACATAGTCCGACGGCAACGACCCAGCGTTTGCGACGGTCACAGCAAAGTAAACAGGCGTAGCAGCGGAGACGATGAAGCTCACCCCATAGGCCGGATAGTTGGGCGCATACTGAGGACGTTGGTCGTAGACAACTACGGTTTCGACGGAGCCGTCGCCGGGGACAGTGGATCCGCTGGGGTAGTCAGGCCACGCACTGTAGGAGCAACCACCGTCTTTGGCGTTCCATATGGCTTGCGCGATTGCGCTGGCCGTGCCGCCAACGACCGCAACATAAACCGAGTGTGGGGCGAGGGGGTAACTTGTCGATCCATAGGGAACCGTCACTCCTGAGGGGTTGTCAATCACATAGCAGTCAAGCACGCCAGCAACGGCGTAGACGTTTGCAAAGATCGTGTCTGTCGTTCCGTGGCTGTTGAGCGCAACGGAGTTTTGACGGCGCAACTCGAAGGCTTGCGGACTTTCCACGACCGAGCCGAGAATCCCAGCTGCGGCATTGGTTACACTGTCCCACCCGGGTACTGACTGGTAGAGCTGTATCAGGGAGCCTGCGGAGCATGGGATTGGCCCAGTAGCGACGTTGGCGAATTCGGCAGGGATTGTTCCACCCCCGCCAATCGTGACCGCACCAAGGAGCTGGTAGACGTTCTGGGAGGTATCGAGCGCAAGCACCCCGGCGGGGATGTAGGTTCCCGGCTGCCCGCCGATGGTCGCAATCACCACCGTAGACGTCGCAGGTTGCCGCGTCATGAAGTAGATCCTCCCGAGCGCGTCCTGCCACCTGCCTTCAGAGTAGAGAGGGTCAACCTGATTTGCGACGTAGGCGATGGCACTGTTCTTGTCTGCGATGATGGCCGAGTCACTCGATGCAATCTGGCCCTGTGGCGAAGAAAGTGCAGGGTTGACCCCGCCGCCAAAAGCAGAATTTATGTCAGCAACCCTTCCAGACAGAATCTCGGCGTCGGTCGGAAGGATGATGCCTTCGGGCGTAAATTGGATAACCGGCACACTGCTCATGAGAAGTTCACCACCGTACTACTTCCGTCAATCGTAGAAAAATGAATCTGTCCTGTCACCGTGCGGTTTGCCGTTGAAGTGATAACCGTGTTGGCCGTCACCACACATGGAACGGTAAGCGCCGCCGCGTTCAATGCCGCTGCAATCTGGGAAGAGGTTGGAGAGTATCCGAGAAGTTGCTGCCAATAGGGCACACCGATTTGGGTGTTATACCATGCTTCTCCCATGAACAGGCGGCACGCGCTCGCTACGTCCTGAGCTGTGGCGTAGGGGGGAGATGCCAGCGCAATATCGCCATTGGAGTCGAGCACAAGATCAAAGGCAACCGTATCTAGCAACAAAGTTTTTAGCGGTGAACTCATGGTATTGGCACTCCCGTCTCCCCTCCGCCCGTTGCTACGCCACCGTGGACGTGCGTATCGAGGCTGATTCCGTTGGCTGTTGCATCCTCTGCGACCGTAAGCGTCTGGCTCATTGTAACAGCACCCTCAAGAGCAATTGTCGGAGCCGTGATCGTCACTTTTGTTGGCGATGTGATGTTGATTCCGGCTGTCGTAAATTGGATATAGGAAGTAGGCACTCCATTCAATAATCCGCCAAGGTACATGCCGTCCGCGAAGTCATGCGTCCTGAAGCTGTTGGGGTTGGCCTGAGTCTTGGTGCTTTTGACGTTCGTTATGTCTCGGCTGGCGAATACGGCAATCCCAATGTCATCCTTTACGGGGTCGATAATCACCGCGTTTGATCCGCCCTGAATACGCAGGTAGGGAAGCCCGTACATCGTCACATGCGGAGTAGCAACCATTTGGCCGGTGACTTGGTTGGGCAGGATTTGAACATCGACAAAGCCAACCGGAGACAATCCTCCATCGTTCGTGCAAGCTACCACCTTGACGATTGTTGCTGTCTGCACATCCGCGAGCATCTGCTGAACGATGAAACGCAGATTGTTGTAGACGCCCCATAGAGTCGACGGCTGCAACATCCCTGCGGGGTTAGTAGTTGATCCCATTATTGCCCCACGTGGGCCGCGCCGGTGGTTGGCGAGACGGCATTGACGGTTGTGCGCCACGGACCACCAAGCGTTTGGCTTGAAAGTTGGTGCGACATTGACACCACTACCCACGTTCCATTCGCCTTTGGAATAGAAGAAACCATCTGAATTGGCCCTCCAAAGGTCACGGCAGGATTGAATAGCGTCTCAAAGTTGACTCCGGTGCTGTTGAAAACCGGATATCCATCAAGTCCGGTCTCAGGAGAGATGAGCGGTACGGCCACATTGCGCGCGGTGCCGTAAGGGGCGATCGCCAGCGTGTTCGGGCTTGTGCTGTCGAGATACATCCAGAACTTGTATGCCTGCATCAGCGAACGTGCCTGCTCCATCAGCGTATTCCCCCAATACGAACCTTTGGCTACGGGAGTGTTTACACCGTTATTCTCAAACTGGTATCCCATCTTCGTAGCAATCTGTCGCATCACTGTAGCTACGTCCGTGTTCGCCGCGATGCTGAGAGGTGCTGTCGGCTGAACCAACGCGGAATAGCCAATCTGCGCTTCAACGTAGAGATATGCATTCGGCATCGACGTATAGACGCCCCAACAATTCAGTACATCGCCGTTATAGACCAACGTTTCCTGCGTCCCATCGATGGCGAATACCTGGAGCGCATTGAAGGCAAATGAAGATCCGGACGGGCTCACCACGAGGTTGTCCCAAAGCGTGCTGGTCAGCGTGTTCATGTCGCTGGCCGTCATGCCGTAGATTTGCCCGCGAAGCGTTCCCATCATCGCTCCGCCTGCGTTGTCGATGTAGACAGACGCCCGCAGGCCCTCAAGCGTGATGGTGTTGAACGTCTGGCCGTTAGATGAGAATCCAGCGCCTTGATTCGCCAACGTAAAAACGAAGCGAAGATCCTTTATATTTTGGAAGCTAGACGGTGAGGGCATACGCCCCCAAGTCCGCTGCATCAAGGTAAAGCAGCACCCAGCGCGAGCCCAGCCCCGTATAAATCGGGTCGGATAATCCTTGCGTGTCGTAGAACACGAGCCACCCTGCAAAGCCGAGGTAGGAAGTCGGCACCAGAGACACCAGATTTTTGCACTGCACGGCATAAGCAATCTGCGTTCCATTCACAGCCAAGTCGAGGAACATGCACTGGTTCTTGACGTATACGGAGATAGCGCACGACTGCCCATCCAGCACGACCTGGGTCTGCTGCGATGCGACGGCCTGAACCACGATCTGCTGCATTATGGCACCCCCAACGCTTGTGCGCCCTGAGCCAGCCATGAGGTTGGAGGCGTCGAGGGTTGCGTGTTCCCATTGCTCACCTGAGCGGAGGCGCTGGGAGACTGCGGAGACGTGATAGATGTGTTGCTGAGAGCCGCCGTTACTTGGTCAATTTCCGTCAACGACACTTCGACGATGAGTAGATCGGCACCGCGTGCCGCTGAACGCTGGTAGCTGTACCGCTCGAGCGTGTATGTGTTTCCGCCGGCAGGAGTGTCTGGGGTGATGACGTTGTAGACGGTGGTCGATCCGCAGGCCGTGTCAAGCGCCGCGAGAAAGGCCGTCTTCTCTCCGTCTGTGCCATCGAGCGAAAGCATGATGACGGGCTGCGCAGGTTGGTATACCTTGTTGAAGCTCGCAAATGCTGCACCCTGATTCGGGTTTGGAGCCTCTACCTTGAAGTCACTGACCTGCATCGATCGCGTGAATCCGAACGACAGAACGGATAGCGTTCCACCCTCCGCAGGCGTGTAGATGTTCTGGCCCGTAATCGTCTGACTCCCCACTGTATAGATGCCCCAGATTGGGTCCGTTGATGACTGGCTCGTATTGGTCGCGGGTGGAGCAATGCGAATGACGATTGCGGGCGTACCCGGTGCCGTGCGGGGGATGGATGGGACGCCAGGATAATTTGGGACTTGGGGATATGCGATCGTTGGCATTATTGCAACCCCGCATTCTGCTGAGTCAGCAGCGTGATCCAATCCATACCCCGAGCCATAGAAGCACTCATTGGGGTGCTTCCCCCGGGGTTCTGAACATGGATGGTGCCGATGTGCGTAGTCCGACTATTGTCGGTGTGGCTGCTGCTCATGCTCGAAGATGATCCAACCGAGGACGGAATCCGTGAGGCGTTTGGAACTCCACTCAGAATAGATGATCCGGTCTGCCAGCGAGCGATGGTCTGTGCTTGCGACAGCCCTGCATATCCTTTGGTGCCGAGCAGATTATAAGCAGCCTTGTATCCGGTTGCGACGTCGGGAAATGTGGCAATCTTGTGACCGCCCTTCGCCATGATGTATCCCGTCGCTCCATAAGACCGCGCGAAGGCTCCGTACTCAATGTCTGCGGGGTTGTTCGCGCGCTGCGGGATGTTCCCTGCATCTCCCCAATGCTGGCCATGTCCTGAGGCGTTGGAAGTCCATCCTTTAGCGTAGAAACCCTCCAGAGAGGCGATCTGATGCACCATCTCCATTCTGTCTTTGATGTCGCCCAAGAATCCACTAACTGCGCCGGCTGCCTTCTTTACGGGCGTGGGAAGATGCTGAGCAATCCACTTGCCGTAAGAACTCACTGCGCGTTCGATGTTGCTTGCGAGCCCCTCGAAGGCATCCTTAGCCTTACTCACGTCCGCGGCGAATCCTCCCCAATCGAAGTAGCTTCGTCCGCCCTCCGCCCATACCTTGTAATCCTGCACGAGAAGAACAATTCCCGCCGCGAGTGCAGCGACAGCGCCAATCACCGCCAGAATGGGAAGGTCAATCAAGCCAAATGCCGCAGCTACCGCCGCTATAACGGGCGCTGCGGCCTCCAGAGCGGCCGTCAGACCTATCCATGCTGCCGTCAGACCTATCCATGCTGCCGTTCCAGCCACAACGCCAGCAAGTGCGGCAGTGATTCCAGCGATGAGCATCACAATCCCCTCATGGCGCTGTGCCCACGCTCCGATCTTTTGGATGAGATCGAGGAACTTGTCCAGATACGGAGTGACCATGTAGAGCAGGTCGTAGCCGATCTTCGTTAACTGAAGTTCGATGTCGGTAAAACTGCGCTTCAGCATAGCCACTGAAGCTGCCTCTTTCTCGGTAGGACCGAATCCCTTGGTGCGCCCCATTGCCGCCTGCATCGCGCCAGGGCCTTGCAAAATGAGGTTCATCACATCTTCAGGGATGCCGCTCGCCATACCGAAGCTGAATGCAACCTTGCGGTCCATGCCCGCGAACCGCTTGGATAGATCCACCATGATTTGATCGAACGGCTCGCGCATGTTGATGCCCAGCCGAGCAAAGAGGGGGAGGAGCTGAGGCATCTTGCCTACCAGCAACTCTCCCGGCATCCCCGCGATGGTCCGCATGAAGCCTTGGAGTGAGCCTTTGCTTCCGCCCATCTCCTGAGCCGCCGCACCAAACGCAAAGAGCTTCTGCGTGTTCATCTCTAAATTGCGAGAGAGATAGTAGAGCTGCGTGTTGGTGTCGATGGTGTCTTTGACGAACGCGCTTACCGCTGCTGTACCACCCAGCACGGCAAGGAATGAGCCCAGCTTGCCGGTGAGGACTGTCAGTTCGGATGCGGCGCCCTTGGATGCTGTGCCGATGCCCTTGACGCCAGCTTCGGTCTTACCAGCAGACTTCTCAAGATCAGCGAGCTTGCTTTTGACGCCGGGGGCTGCGGATGATATGTCATCCTTAATTCCGAGGGAAACGAGCAAGCTGTCAATAATCGTTGCCATAGCCTACTCTCTCTCGTTCTCTGCGTCTACAGCAATCACCTCAAGCAAATCGTGGGCGTCTTCAATTCCGTAGATCGTTTGAAGCTCATATAGCGTTGCCAGTCTCCTGCTTACAATTATTCCGATGATCCGGGGGACGTTCGCGTACTCGACTTGTGCTTTGCCGCCGACAGCGCGGAGCCGAGAGATTCCGAGAGGCTGTCGGCTTCCGAAAAATCCATGTGTAGGCTGAGCACTTTCCACTTCAGCATGAGCAGCGTCTTGACCTCTTCCACCTGACTCTCAAACAGTGGATATCCGATCTTCACCTGTGGTTTCTGTGGATTCGGAATAAACTCGATACACTCCATCAGTTCCGCAAGCAACGGCCTCATCTGTTCAGACCCAATGGCAAACAGCTTCTTGAGGCCAATCTCTGCCAGCGATGCCATCCCCAACTGGAGAGCGCCTTCGGGAATCTCCACGTTGGCAGCCCCGAGCGCGAGGATGGCGCGGATAGCCCAATCCTCCGCTTTTGTGGCGGCCATCTCTGTGATGAGAAACGCCTTCCCTTTGTCTCTACCTTCAGAATCGACGATGTATTGCGTGGTCTTGCGCGCCATGTGAATCTCCGAAACCTAGCTAACCGATGGGAGGACTGAACCCCAAGAAATCGAAAACTCGCGGGCCCCGAGCACCTTGCCGCCGGTTGCCATCGAGTTGTAATCTTCCAGCGTGCCCTTGTTGCAGACATACGACTGGCCAGTTGCGGGGAAATCTACGGTAGCGTTGATGTAGTACACATCGCGGGCCGCACGCTGAGCCGCAAAGATCGACTCGAATATCTGCGTGCTCGGAGCATCCGCTTGGAACGCGAACGTTGTTTTGACGGGGTTGAACACGATGCCCGCCGTCTTGCGACCGTCGACGCCGATCTGCGTCTCTGTCACCACCACTGCGGCAGTGTCCCACGCCTTGTCAGTCGAGTAGCCCTGAAGCTGGACAGGCGTGTTGTAGAGCCCCGCCACGGTGAGGGTGATGACTGCATTTGCGGAGGTGATCGAACTTTGACCCCCTGTTACAGCGTTGACGAAACTTCCCATGTGGCTTACTCCTTAGAAAAGTTGAATTACAAAATATCTATCGAACTCAGAGAAAATTGCTGAATCCCACTACGACCTGAGTACCAGAGGTTAATAATTGGCGTGGCGCGGTTATTGCGAGCCACAGCGCCAGGATCGAGAATCTGGAGGTAGTAGCCATTGGCTTGGATCACTCCAGCCACATTCGATCCAGCCGCGCTGTTGACTGCTACCGCCTGCGATGCGGAAAGCGTTGCGCCAATCACCATGACGCCAGCGTTGAGCGCGTTGTTGATGGGGCCATCGTTGGTCACATTTCCGTTCGCTGTCGGCTGCCCGACCAAGGCGGCACGGATCATGCCGTACCCGGTCGGATCGTAATCAATATCACTGACGCTGGTGTAGAGATTGAGCAGAGCAAGCTGGAGTTGCGCACTCAGCCAAATCTGGTCCACATAGGCATCGAACCAAGGGAAAGTTCCCGGAGCGTTGCCGTTCGAAAGGAACGTGAATCCCTGATTGCGCGATGCGAACGCTCCATAGCAACTGTATCCATTCGCCAGAAGGTTTGCGTAGGTCTGGAGGTTCGCACACGTCGGAGATACAGCAACAGACGCGTTGGCGGACTTGCCAGAGTAGTTGATGGCTCCGTTGGTCTGCGCGTAGTTCACAGAGGCAATCATGCCCTGCACGAAGGCTGCAACGTTCATTGTCAGAGGCCCGAGAGCGCCAAGCGCCGGATCTCCGCCAAGGCACATGATTCCGTTGTAGTTGTTCGCCTTGGCAATCACGCCGAAACACTCGGTAGAGTTCTGCACGCTCGCCTGCACGTCGCTGTCCCAAATGATGCCGCCGTACTGGTCATCCTGCGTTCCTAACCACGCTGCGAAACCCTGCTTGTCAGTCAGAATCGGCTCCGTGAGGTAGCTGAACGTTGCCCAGTTCTGCGACACGGCCACGACGTTGTTCATCGCGGTAGTTGGGGTGTCTTCTGCGGCGCCCTGCGAGAGTGTTGCGCCGGTCGCCTGGGTGAGTAGAAGGTCAGCCGCAAGCGGGCCGGTCGCAAACGTAATCGTCTCAGTTGCCCCGGTTGCCGTGCTGGTGAAGACGAAAGTGCTCTGCACCGCGTTCCATGCCACCGTGAACGGGGGGGAAGTGAAGGCCGCATTAATCGCAGCAGCCATTGCTGTCTGAGTGAGCCCTGTGAGCACGATGGCGCTGGAGGTCAGTGGAGCGCCCGCAAAGGTCACCGTGAGCGTCCCTGTGTAGGCTTGGAGCGTCGCAAGTGGCACGCCAGCCAAAGAGCCCGACGTGAGCCAGCCAGCGCGAGCTGCGGCGTTGTACGGAGCGAACAAGATAGTCGAAGGCAACTGAGTGCCGTTCGCATACCCAGCAGCGTAGATGGTCGCATAGGCGAACTCTGCCGAGGACGGCCCAAAGAAGTTCGAGACCGACTGCGCCGGGTTCGAGCTGCCCGACAGCGCAAAACTCAGCACTTGACCGGCCGGCATGAGCGGATTCTGCGTCAGCACAAGGCCATTCATCACGAGGCCAGCCCCGCCAGGAGGAAGAACACCCGGGATAATGTTTGCGATGACGCTGGATGGGATACTCACGATTTTCTCCTTATGCGGTGACGTCGTTGACTGTCTTCATTGATAACACGTTTGCGCTCTGTTGGGGGACGCATATGATCGGCGAGTATTGGATGTTCATGGTCAGCGCCCACCTGCGCTCATACTGTTCTTCGCCGGTGACCAACGGTGCTTCGTGGCCGTCGTCGCAATACAGCGGAGCGATTCCTGCTGGAAACTGAGCGGTTGCGTAGGGCGTACGCCATACCGTCTTGATGGCTGCGCACCAGTCACCCGCCTGCGCACCGTAGAAGTCAGCTTGGATCATCAGACGCTTTGGGCCGATGATGTTCCGCTGGAGGTTCACTTTGTCATACCATTGGCGCGGAACTTCGAGATCCACACTCGCAATCTCTGTCAGTTCGACAAAGCTCCCCACCGGCATAGCAACACGGTTCACCTGAGCACGGATGACCTGAGCACCGTTTACGAAGGGCTGAAAGAACAACCCGAGCGCGTCGAATACTGTGTCGATCGCAATAGAGGGCACGAACTGTGCTGGGGCTCTCATGCGGGTACATCCTGAAGCGTTATCGCCGCACGCGTCCACATCGGCCATTGCTCAAGTATCGCCGTGGTGAGATATGTCTGGGAGCCGATGGTCACAAGATCACCGCCCTGCGAGTGCGCCCGCACAACGGCGTTCAATGGACCGCGAAGAATGATCGACTGCGTGGCATCCTGAATGTTGAGGCCGTCGAGATAGCGAAGGTCTGCCGCCGTAAGTGCCTGCACTTGAGCGAATCCTGTGACGGGAGTCCCGTAAGAGGGAACCTGCTTCAGTCCAGTGCCGATAGTGTACCCAGTCGAAGGAGTCACCGTAACCTCAAT